TTGATAACATTACAAATATTATCGAAAACGGCCCAGATGTTGCACCTACAAAAGAACCAATTAGTTCTGTTGCAAGTACCAGCACTGCGGTTGTAAACTCGTTTAACATCTTGTTAGCAAACAGAGCGTTTGTTCAAGCAGAAGTTGTAGCGTATATTGATGCAGTGTTTACTGATGCAACAAACTATGATAGAGCAAAATGTTTTAGAGACATGGGTGCAATTGTAGACGCAGTAGGTTACGATCTAATCTATGGCGGAAACTATAATTCTGTGAATACTGGCAATGGGTATTTCTTACGCAAAGGACAATACCATTTGGTTAGACTAGAACAAAACGTAACTGACCCGACATTGTTCATTGACGGTGCAAGTGTTAGATTCTATCAGCAGAGTTATATTTCTGCTTCTGGATATTTGTTTGAATATGTTGGTGCAGGTACACAGTATGGTGCATTGCCACAGGTTGGTACTGCTGACCCACAACAGAGCAAAGAAGTAGTTCAGTTAAATAATGGTAAGGTGTTCTTTACTTCAACAGATCAAAATGGCGACTTCCGAATCGGACCTACACTGGTTATTAGCCAGAGTACAGGTGTTCTAAGCGGACGAACTTTCCAGAAGAGTTTGTATGCTGAAATGACACCGTTTATCTTGGTTGTAGGAGCATAACGTGGCATCATTATTAAGCGGAGCAGTTAGAAACCCGACCTCACCGTCGGGCTATATCACATTAGGTCAAGCACAGGCTGCGTTAGGTAATACTCCTACAACTTCGACTGGTTATACTCTAATAACATCAAACAGCCAGACAACTTATGCTTCTACATTAGGTCAGATTGAGTTTACATTTACAAATACTGCAAACTTTATTTCAAGTACAATACCCAACGGCGATGTAATCTACAGACCAAACGGAACTGGAACGTTATATCTATACGGTGATGTTGTCATTCCTAGTTTAGATGCACAGACTGCCTTTAAAGGCCCTGTTCAGGCAGCAACTACGGCTAGCATTGATTTAATTGGTGGTGCACCAATTGAAGTTGACGGCTACGCATTAGCACTAAATGATCGAGTGTTAGTTAGGGCACAAACTAATACTGCAACTAACGGTATCTACATAGTCAGCTTTTTAGGATCAGGCAGTAACGGAACATGGGCAAGATCGGCAGATACTAATACTGCTGAAGAAATGGCAGCAGCCATTGTTAGTGTTATTAACGGCGATACATTATCTGGTCGATATTTTTATAATGATTTTAAAGCAACTGATACATTGGGTACAGACCCAGTAAATTGGTACCAAATCATTGCTGATACTAAAAATCAAGATATCACAAACAAGTTAATTGATGCAACTGACATTGGTACTCGTATCCCAGGTAAGGGCGTTTTTACAGAAATTGAAAGCACTGGATCGTTTGTTGCAAACAAACTAAGATTAAACAGTACAGAAACTTCTACAAGCACAGATAGTGGTGCTCTTGTAGTTGCAGGCGGTGTTGGTATTGGTGACAATATGAATATTGGCGGTCCTGTAAGAATATATGATCTAACTTCTGCAACTAGCACGTTTACAGGGGCATTAATTGTTCAGGGTGGTGCAGGATTTAACGGAGATATATACGCACAGAGATATTTTGCCGAAGGTGAACCGCTTGATAATTTATATTGGAACGGTGGCGAAATATCTGCACCATTAAGAATTAGAAACCCTGCAGAAGCTAATAACACATATTCCGGTGCGTTGCAAGTTTGGGGCGGTGCGGGCATCGGCGGCAATCTGTATGTAGGCAAAAGCATTACCTTAGAATCTCAGGTACAAACAGACAGCGTCTACTTCAGAATGCGTAACACTGCTACTAACGGGCAGAGTTATACATGGAGAGTTGGTGGAAATAACTTCGAAGGTCAGGCCGGTGCTAACTTAAACGAAGGCGGGTTGACGCTATATAACGATACTCAGAACACTTATCGTTTGGCTATTACAAAAAGCACTGGAAACTTGCTAGTTGGTCCGCAAACCGACAACGGCGTAGACAAATTACAAGTAGCAGGAAGCGTCCGTTTTGGAGACGGTCAACTGTTTACACGCAGTACCAGCATAAATAACACAAGTACTACGGTAATAGACAGTTTTCCTGCTGCAAATTATAGGACTGCGAAGCTTTTAATTCAGATAGCTGACGGAGTAGGAACAAGTGCAAAGTTTCATGTGGTAGAAATAGTTGTATTAGTGGATAATAATGGAAACGTTTACAAATCAGAATACGGTATTATTACTACAGGAGGCACAGTGGGGGAGTTTGATGTGGATTATAATATAGGAGGCAATGGTCTAGTACGATTGTTATTCACAGCAGACGCTGCATCGGCTAAGCAAGTTAAAACAGTAAGAACTAGCATCAGTAGGTAACAAAGGAACAACAGATGGCACAAATAAAAGATTTCGTCGTCAAGCAAGGCATAGTAGCAGAAGGGATTGCACAGTCACTAGCAACTTCTTCCGGTGCTTTAATTGTCGCCGGCGGTGCGGGCGTAGGCGGAAATATCAACGTCGGCGGATCTATTAAACGACATGGCAATGTCGCACAGGGACGTGAACACAATATAGGTGCTCAACTTTCTTTAAGAGATGCTTCATTTACTGATGAATTAATCAGCGGTAGAACTACTTGGGGTATTGTTAACTATTTTGGTAGTTCAGTACTTGATACAATTAGTGAAAATGCAACATACACAAATGCTGCAAGTATATATGTTAAAGGTGCACCAACAGCTGGCTCTAATTTAACAATTGAAAAAGCATGGTCATTGTACATTACTTCTGGAACAATGTTCCTAGGAGAAACAAGCGGCAATACATCAACTACGTCTAGTCAAGCATTACAAGTAGCAGGCGGAATTAGTTTTAACAACGGCATGGTTGGTTATGGCGGCGGTAGTTTATTTGGACCATGGTCATTAAATAGCAGCGAAATTTTAACTCGTGCAACACAAAACGTTGGATTGGCTGAATTCCCAGACGGTATTCGCATTACAACTTCTACGCAATCCATCAGCACAAATACGGGTGCATTAGTAGTTGACAATAATGGTGGTGTAGGTATTGGTGGCAATTTATATATTGGCGGCCGATTTGTAGCTGAAACTACTGGTACATTCCTAAGCACATTAAACGCAATTTCTACATCAAGTGGTGCGTTAACAATTAAAGGCGGCTTAGGAGTAGGTGCAGATATCTATGCACAGAACGGGTTCTTCGTTGGCGGGCAATCTAATACATCCACAGTTGGTGGCAATAGTTTACAAGTAACAAACGGTGGCGGCTTGGGTGTTACTGGAATTGCAAGATTTGAAAATCAAGTATGGTTGACAAGTCTAGCTGACAGTAGCGGGTTTGGTACTGGTGCATTAATTGTTCAAGGTGGTGCAACAGTTGAAAGTAACTTGTCTGCAAACACTGCTAAAATATTAGACGACACTGCGGCTAGCTCCACTGACACTGCGGCATTTACTGTAGTTGGCGGAGTTGGAATTGGTAAGAATTTAATTATTGGTGCTGCTGGAAGTTCTACCGGCACTACTGCAACTAACGCTTTAGTAGTTGCAGGCGGTGGACATTTTGGCGGATCATTAACAGTTGACGGCTCAACTGTGATCAAAGGAGACTTGTTCTTATTAGGAACAGGTACTCAGGTAACTATTAATTCAACAAACACATATATTGTTGATCCTGTTATTGAAATTGGCGGCGGTATTGACGGCTCAATGCTGACAATGCCAGATGTGTACGACAAGGGATTATTGATTCACTATCAAAATTCTGTAAGTACAGCTACTGATTATCGTGCATTTATTGGTTTAGAAAATACTACAGAAAGATTTATTTTCAAACAAGAAATTCTTCCCGGAGTTTCTGGCAGTGATCCGTTTGGTAATTATTATAATAGCGGAACATGGAGCACATTAGAAGCTGGTAGTTTAATTTTACGTGATGCTACTGAATCTGTTGACGCAGATACTGGTGCATTGATTGTTGAAGGCGGGATTGCCGTTAGCGGTAATAGTACTTTTGCTAGTTCAACAGTAACATTTACTAGCGGTGCATTCTCTTTAACCAACATTGTTAATAATGCAGTTCAAATTCCTACAGGCGGACTTGGCACTAGATACCTTTATGTTGAAGAAGAAGGTTACATCGGTAATGCTAGAATTCTTACAACAGGCACAGTTAACGATAATATTGGCGGTATCTTTACATTAAGTTTCGCATTTATTAATCTAACACAATCAGACAGCACTGACACAGGTGCAGTCACAGTGTCAGGCGGCGTTGGTATTGGTGGCAATCTTAATGTTGGCGGTAATCAAACACTAGCCGGAACACTAAGAATCTTCAATGATACTCAATCTGACAGCACTGATACTGGTGCATTGACCGTTGTCGGTGGTGTTGGCATTGGTAAAAATGTCAATATTGGTGGCCGAACAAAAATATACGATACTACACAAAGCACAAGTACTGATACTGGTGCATTAGTTGTAGGCGGTGGTGCAGGTATTGGCGGTGATTTGACTGTTGGTGGACTTGTAACTGTTGTAAACACTTTAACTGTTGAGACACTGGTTGTTACTAGTGACTTAGATAGTACTGCAACAGACAACGGTGCTGTGGTTATTGCTGGCGGCTTGGGTGTTGGCAAAACTATTAATGCAAATAGAATCAATATTCAAACTGCAAGTGTTAATAGCGGAACAAGTTCTACATCAACTACTACAGGTGACTTAACAGTTGTTGGAGGTGTTGGAGTCGGCGGTGCAGTATTTGTAGGCAAAGAACTACAGGTATTAAGCACTGATACTGCAATCAATACCTCAACTGGTGCAGTAGTAGTTAAGGGCGGTGTTGGTGTTGCTAAAGATGTGTTCATTGGCGGAAAATTAATTCGCTCTGGACAAGTAACACAAGATGTAATCAATGCATTGGGTGCTGGCCTAGTATTAAGTTCATCAACTTATATTGATTCGTTAACATCTGGAACGCCTAATTCATTAGCTATTCACAGTATCGGCCGTCCAACTATTCAAGGTGTATTGAATCCGGTATGGACAAACGCTGCTACAGTTTTCATCGATAACGAACCGTTATTTACAGGTGGGTCTGATGCTACTAACAAGTGGGCATTACAGGTTAACAGCGGCAAAGTTAAGTTAGGTGGTACTAATTCTAACGCAGGAACTACTACATCTGGTGCATTGCAAGTTGTAGGTGGTGTTGGTGTTGGCGGCAATATTACTTCCGGTGGCGAAGTCAAAGCACAGACTTTTAAAGTTGTTGATAATCAGATCAGTTCTGCAACCGTTATTGGTAAGAGTAATAATTCTGCTGTAACAATTGACACATATGTAGGTAATGAATTTACTACAGCTAAGTACCTTGTACAGATAGTTGACCTAGGAACTCCTAATAAATTCCACGTAGTTGAACTAATGGTAACGTATGACGGATCCAACGACACTAGCGGAGTTTATATCAGTCAATATGGTATCATTACAAACACAGGTGAGTTAGGAACTTTTGATGTTACTTACAATACCGGTAACATCAACGTTATCTTTACACCAAACTATACTCCGGTAAGTATGAATCTTAGAGCTTTGCGTATGGCAATAGTGACTTAATAAATACTAAAAATTTAAAGCCGTCAAGTGGAAAGGGAAACTGAGTGGCACAAGCTGATTTCATCGTTAAAAACGGTGCTGTAGTTCTTAATGGTTTAACAGCCACATCAACTAGCACCACAACAGGGGCACTCGTCGTACACGGGGGCATCGCAACATCTGGCCAATCCACATTTGGCGGCCCGTTATTCATAACAAATACCACAACATCTACTAGTTCACTTACAGGTGCATTAGTAGTATCGGGCGGTGTAGGCATACAGGGCGATTTAATTGTTCAAGGTGTTAATTTATTAAAATCTGATTATCATCATTTCTATGTCTCTGAAGACGGTGACGATACTGCAAGCGGAAAATTACCCCAGTCTGCTGTTAAAACTGTTAAACGAGGTTTAGAACTTGCGGGCAGCGTTGGTGTAAATGCTGCGGTTAATATCTTAGCAGGAACCTACATTGAAGAATTTCCATTAACTGTTCCTGTTGGCGTGTCAGTTAAAGGTGCAGGACTTAGACAAGTATACGTTGCTCCTACCACAGCAACAAATACACAGAGTGCATTTTTATTAAACGGTGAAACTACAATCTCTGACTTTACTGTTGGGGGATTTTACAAACCAGGATATGCATTTAAGTTTGCCCCCGGGGCAAAGATCACAACACGTAGTCCATACGTAGAACGATTTTCTGTACTGACAAAAGGTTCAAATCCTACCGCAGGAGATCCTTACGGTTTTGACAGCAACGATGCAGGCGGCGGTGCATACTTAGACGGTGCGAATGTTGATCCCACTAGCCTGGAAGCAGCATTTTTATTCAACGAAGCAACTTTTATTGTTCCTAGCAGTGAAGCAGTACATATTACTAACGGAACAAGAGTTGAATTATTAAACGGTTTCAGTTATTTTGCAGACAAAGGTATTGTTGGTACTAGCGGATCTGTTGGATGGGGCGGCCAAGGACGCACGAGACTACGCCTAGCAAACAGTACAGGAACATTTACTGTTGGTCATAACTTACATTATGTTGGTTCAACTGGCACATTGTTAGCTTCGGGATTAATTGACGAAGTTACTAGCGAATACGTTTACCTAGACGGCAAGGCATCTGGGTTCGTTGAAGCAGCAGACAGAACTGGTAAAACGATTAACGTTTACGGTAACACAGTAATCAGTAGTTTTGAACGCAAGTTTGGAACAGGTGCAGCGTATTTTACTACAGATGGCGACTTATTAGACATTGTAAGCGATGCTGATTTACAGTACGGGTTTAGTTCTTATACTGTTGAAGCTTGGATTTACCTAACACAGAGTAGCAGAAAGCAATACGTTGTCAATAAAGGACTTACTCCTTCAACAACATTTGGTCTTTGGATAGGTGCTGACAACAAACTTGCAGGCCAGCACGGTGCTATTGCATTTACTTCTACAAATACTCTAAGCACAGGCTCATGGTATCATGTAATGATGAGCCGTGATTTAAGCAATACTAATAGATTGTTTATCAACGGTAACCTTGAAGTAACTAGTACTTCGTCTGCAAATATAACTAATGCAGATAGTTTAACTATTGGTGGTTATACAGGTGCACCAACATTAAGTTTACGAGGTTATCTAGACGAACTTAGAATAAGCACTACTCCTAGATACACTGGATCTTTCACACCTCCAACTAGTGCTTACGCAAGTGACAATAGCACGACTGTATTATTACACTGCGATGGTGCAAATTTAAGTACAAGTTTTACAGATGACGGATTAGGCAGTCAAAATGTTTACTCTACTACTGGAACTTATACTGCGGCAGTAGTGGCCAGTGCTCAACAAATCAGTCTTGCAGATTATAGACAGTTTGGCGGCGAGCTGCGTAGTATCGGTTCTGCTGTAGTCTACGGTAATTACGGTATATACGCCAACGGTGAAGGTATTGACTTTAAAGCAATTGCCTTTAACATGAGTCACATTGGTAGCGGAAAAGACTTTACTAACGATCCGAGTCTTGCAATTCAAGCTAACGAAATTGTTAGACTAAATGGTGCAAAAGTATACTTCCAAACAGTTGACCACTTAGGCGACTTTAGAGTTGGTCCTGAATTCCGTATTAACCAACGAACAGGTAACGTAGACTTTGGTACAGCTAACTTTAGATTAGGCCCGCTGTCTAGTTTGACAATTAGTGACGGTGTTAACACATCGGTTCTGCAACCTACAAGTATTCAAGTCGGCCAATTGCTGTTTTCAGGCAGCAGAATTGGTACAATTAGCGGTAATCTAACAATAGACCCTGCAGGTAGTTTAACAACTATTGAAAGTGATTTACAAGTTAACGGGTCGTTAAACTTTACTGGACAGATTTTAGCCACAAGTGTTGAAAATGCAGTGTCCACAACTACTGGAGCATTGGTAGTATCCGGCGGTGTTGGTATCGCTAAAGACTTATGGGTCGGCGGCAAAGCAACAATAGTTGGAGATTTAGTTGTTCGCGGAACAACTACAATTGTTAACAGTACACAGACTAGCATTGTTGATCCTATATTAGATTTAGGTATTAATCCTGATGGAACAGACCTCACCGTAGACGATGGTTTTGATAGAGGTTTATTACTTCACTATAATACAGGTTCAGGAACTAGCACATACACAAGAACATTTTTAGGTATGGACAACAACAGTGAAACGCTAATCTACAAGACTAGTGTTTTAACAGGTCCGGCAGGTTCATATGTACCTAGCTTTGCAAGTTCCGGTACTTGGGGTGCAGCAAAGTTTGGCAAATTAGAATTAATGTCAACTGACGGCGGCGGTCTACTCGGTAGTGGTGCGTTAAAAGTAGCCGGCGGCGGTAGCTTTGCTGGTGATTTATACGCTAATAGATATTTTGACTCAACTGGTTTAATTGTTTCAACTTCTACAATTGGTCAATATGTTGTAACACAAGCGTTAGCTGGTGCAGATATCAATATTGATAGTAGTCTTTCAAATCCAGGACGTGGTATTATTACAATTAGTAATACATCTACACTTCAAACTGTTACACAACGAGGATCAACAACCACTGTTGCATTGACTTTTGCTAATGCAACTAATTCAACCGGTACCACAACCGGTGCATTAGTGGTAACTGGAGGCGTAGGAGTCGGCGGAAACTTATATGCCAGCAACTTATATTCTAATGGAAGCCCAGTTGTAACTGAATCAAGTATTGGAGATTTAGGTGTAACTGCAATAACAGCAGGTACTGACACAGCAGTTTCTTCTTCTACCGGTGTTATAGTTATTTGGAATACATCTACACTAGACACTGTTGCTAACCGAGGTTCAACAACTACTGCGGCAATTACTATTTTAAACACCGCATCTAGTACTTCTACAACTAGCGGTGCGTTAACAGTCCGTGGCGGTGTCGGTATTGTTGGCGATGTATTTGCTGCAAATATCTATTCAAACGGCATTCAAGTATTAACTACTGAAACAGATACTTTAGAAAGTGTAACAATGCGAGGAGCTATTACTCCTTATGCTATTACATTCTCAAATACTTCTCAGGCAACAATTTCCGGAAGCACAAAAGCGGTAGGAATTAGTGGTGGATTATATGTAGGAAAAAAACTTTACGTTAACGAATTTGTTACGTTTATGTCTAGTCCTATTGTGGGAGCAATTGACAGCAGAAGTGCATTAACTGTAAACGGCACAAATCAGCTACAGTCGTGGTACGACCCAGTTGGCGGTATCTTAGATCTAGTATGGACTGGAACAGGACTTACAGGTTACTTCCAATTATTGCCTGCAGGAAGTCAAACTCTTGCATTAGGTGCTAACGATGTTGTAAAAATTGCTGGCGGATCACCGGGTGCTAATTTTGTTGGAATTAATACTGCTACTGCAACTGCACAGTTAGAAGTAGGCGGGGATATCAAAGCCGCAAACATTTATTCAAATGGCAGTTTAGTAATTACTAATGCTTCGTTGGGTACATATGGCGTAACTAGCTTAACTACCGGTTCTGGCATTGCAGTTAATACTAGTACTGGTGCAGTGATTATTGAGTCAATTGATACATTGCAGTTAGTCACTGGAAGAGGAAACTCTACAACCAACGCAATTATTATTAATAATAATACTGTATCAAACAGTACACTAACAGGTGCCCTAGTTGTTGCAGGCGGAGTTGGCATTGGCGGCCAAGCAACAATCGAAAACGTATTAGTTACAAGTTCGTTAAGAGGAACTCCTGCTGCTACTGCGGTATTTGAAAATACAACTGCAAGCACAACTACTACAGATGGTGCTGTGGTTATCTATGGCGGATTAGGTGTTGGCAAACAAGTACGTGCAGCCGAGTTATATGACAATGGAAATCGTGTTGTTACTAATGTAAATCCGACTGCCGGTTCTGGTATTACTATAACTGATGAAATTAGCGTTGGAACTGCAACCAGTTTTACTATCAATAACGCAGGTGTTATTGCCGCAGTTGGTTCAACTTACATCGGAGTAAGTTCGGCCACCGGTATTGTGACGTTTACTAACTTAGGAGTTCAAACTCTAACAGCAGGAACAGACACTAGCGTTAGTAGAACTACTGGAACAGTAGTAGTTTGGAATACTTCCACTCTGCAATCTATTACGAATAGAGGTGCAACTACTACCAATGCTATCAGCATTAGTAATAATACAGATTCAAATACTTCTACAGCAGGTGCATTAACTGTTGCCGGCGGTGTTGGTATAGGTCGTAATTTAATCGTAGGTGGAAACGCAGCAATTTACGGTAATTTACAAGTTTTTGGCACACAAACCTATGTAAATTCAACACAAACAGTCGTAATTGACCCGGTTCTAAGTCTTGGTGCGGGCTTTAACAATACTAACTTAACTGTCAATGACGGTTTCGATCGTGGTGTATTATTACATTACAGCACAACGGCTACATCTTCGTCTACATACGACAATCACTCCTTCCTTGGTATGGACAATGCCAGCAAGAAGTTAGTTTATAAGACAGATATTTGGCCAGGTGGTTTCCAAGAGTTTCCTGCACTATTTTCTAACACAGGAACTTGGGGTGCCGCACAATTTGGCAGTTTGAATTTAGTCAATACAACTAGTGCAACTAACACTGTATCTGGTGCATTGACTGTATCTGGCGGTGCAGGCATCGGTGGCGACTTGTATGTTGGCAATAAGATATATGCTGCTGGCCTAGAAGTATTAACAACATCTAGTTTAGGTTCAGGCGGAATTGGCGTAAGTCAAATCTTTGCAGGTACAGACACCGCAGTATCTTCTAACTTTGGTGCAATCACAATCTGGAGTACTGCTACATTAGATTCTATCACTAGCAGAACTTCGTCAACTGAACAGATTATATATTTTAATAATACTTCTAACGCAACTTCTACCGCAACTGGATCAGTTCAAGTTGCCGGCGGTGTAAGCGTTAAAAAGAATTTATTTGTAGAAGGCAGCATTTTTGGTGCACCGGGATATATTGAACACAGCGAATATGCTGGTGCAAGTTCGGGAACTAACCAATGGATCAAATGTTTGACATGGTCACTACCTAACGTAGGCGACAGCACTACCTTTAAAATAAAGAGTGCAGTAAAAGCCACTGCCAGTGTAGTTTATAGTGATAACATGGACAACGATGTTCTATGGATTAGCTATGTAAAAGACACTGTATCAACAGTATTAGGTTCAGTATATTGGTTATCAGAAAGTGGCGAAGCCGCACTAAGCGTTAGTACTGCTAATCATACTGTTACATATAACGCTTCTACTGGTCAGTTTGAATACTGGAGACGTTCAACAATTGCAGGTGGCCGCATTTGGACCCTGATTACTGAAGAAATTCCAGCAAACACAGCATATCAAACAGTTACACCTGCTGTGATTGTAAACAGCTCTTGGGCTGGCAGCGTTACAAGTTTAGGCACCAATGCAACAATTGACGATCCCGATGTTACCTCTTTTGAAGATTTAACAGTAGCTGGAACACTAACTCACAGTGGTACAACTGCTAATATTTCTAATAACACTGCCGCACTGACAGCAAACATTGCATCAGCAGCCACATTAGCAGCCACATTAAAAACTGTTAACATTGGTACTGCGGGTGTTGCTACATCTATCGCCAACGTTAACATTGGATCTACTATAACAGGTGCGTTAGGTGTACTAACAATTGCCAGTACGTTAACTAATTTTAGAAGTACACAGACTGCAATTAATACACAGAGTGCTGCGGTAGTTATAGCAGGAGGCCTAGCAGTTGGTGACAACATTGTTGTCGGTGACGGTGCAACTACTCGCGGAATATTAGATGCAAATGTAATTTCAAATGGCACATTTGCAGCAGCAGGAGATGCACAATCTGGCTTGTATATTTTACGAGGATTAGCAACTTCAACTTCTACATTTACTTTAACAGTGAATAATACCACTGCCACCACAAACAATCAAGTGATCCTTCCGGACAATGCAAGTTATATGTTTAAAGTTTTTGTCACAGCAAAATCTACAACTAGTAACGATGAAGGTGCATGGGAGTTTAATGGATCTATTTCTAGATATGCAGGTGCAAATACAACTGTGGTACGCACAGTTAACAAAACAAAAATTTGGGCAAGTCAGGCATACGATGTGAATGTTGTAGCTGATGCAGTAAACGGAGGTTTAAGTGTTCAAGCAATAGGCGTCGCAAGCGGCAGTGTACGATTTGTGGCAAAAGTGGAAACTGTTGAGGTTACGACCTGATAGTTTTGAACTAATAAATACTGAATAACAATTGAGTAACTATGGCAATTAATTTCGATACCAGTCCACAAGGTAATGTAACACTGAAGTCTCCGACTACAGGTACAGTTACTTTAACTTTACCAAATAGTGCTAACACCAGCGGTTGGCTCGTCGGTCTAGCCGATACACAGGGAACTTTGGCATTTATTGCCCCAGGAACTGGAGCAAGCGGTGTTGCCGGAGCAACAGGTGCAACAGGGCCAGTTGGTTCAACAGGTGCTACTGGTGCTACTGGTGCTACTGGACCTCAAGGTGCAACAGGTGCTACGGGCCCAACAGGTGCAACAGGATCTACTGGTGCCACAGGTTTACGAGGATCAACCGGTGCAACAGGACCACAAGGTACTACTGGTGCAACAGGACCACAAGGTGCAACAGGTGCCGCAGGCGGTGCGGGTGTGGGAGGCGGTACAGGTGCAACTGGCTTTACAGGTACTACTGGTGCCACAGGTGCTACTGGATTACCTGGCAGTACAGGTGCTACTGGTTTAAGAGGAAGTACAGGATCTACAGGTCCCCAAGGTGCAACTGGATACCCAGGTGCTACTGGTGCTACTGGACCAATTGGTGCCACAGGCGGTGCAGGTGGACAAGGTAATCCGGGTGCTACTGGTGCTACTGGCCAGATTGGTGCTACTGGTGCTACAGGACAAGCTGGTGCTACAGGTGGTATTGGTGCTACTGGTGCTACGGGCCAACGTGGAGCTACTGGTGTACAAGGTGCTACTGGTGCCGCAGGTAACGTTGGTAATGCGGGTTCTACAGGTGCTACTGGTGCTACTGGTTTACAAGGTGCTACTGGTGCTACTGGTTTACAAGGTGCTACTGGTGCTACTGGTCTACAGGGTGCTACTGGTGCCGCTGGTTCTAATGGTAGTATAGGCGGAACAGGTGCAACTGGACTGGGATATGATATTACTAGTTCAACATCAAACACAAATGCAACCGGCAGTAAGACTTGGACAGTAAACAAAGCTAGTGCGTTCAGCGTAGGTATGCGTGTTCGCATTGTGTATCCAGCTATTCCTGTTAACTTCATGGAAGGTACTATTACTGCAATTGTGGGACTAGCAATTACGGTAAACGTAGATTATGTTGGAGGAACTACAGGTGCTGGCCCATATGCAAACTGGACTATTGATGTTACTGGTATGTTTGGGTCAACTGGTGCAACAGGACCAGTGGGTGCTACTGGTTTAACAGGGACTACTGGAGCACAAGGAACTGGTGGCGGTACAGGTGCTACAGGTGCAACAGGATTACAAGGAAATCAAGGGTCAACAGGTGCTACAGGTCCACAGGGCGGTGCTGGTGCAAACGGCGGAACAGGTGCAATTGGGTCAACAGGTGCCACTGGATTTACGGGTGCCACAGGTGCTACCGGTGCAACCGGCCTGACAGGCGGAACAGGTGCAACAGGACCAGTTGGTAGTGGTGGTAGTACAGGTGCTACAGGTGCAACTGGTCTAACAGGATCAACGGGTATTACTGGTGCAGGATATTGGACTCCGATAATCAGTGCAGGTATTACATCTACTAACTATTCTTTATTCACAAAAACTGGCGGAACTAGCGGAAACTGGGACGTACAAGTTTATTCAGCAGAAGGATTTGTTCGCGGTGCGTATGCAAGTGCCAGTGTTAACAACACTACTGGTCGTGCAATGTTTGGTCTTAACTCTGACCCTGCAAACAACGCCAGTTTTGACACACTTGATTATGCAATCTATTTTAATGCTGGTACAGTAGTAATTTATGAAGGAGGAGCATCGGTATTAACTGGCGGTGCTTATACTACTGCTGACAAATTTACAATCACTTATGACGGTGGTAATGTTCGATACTGGCAGAATAGTACGCTGTTAAAAACAACAGCAAGAGCTATTTCTAGTTCTCCACTGCATTTTGACTCTAGCTTACAAACTGCTGCGGTAGCAATTACTAACGTGGCATTTGGTGCAATGGGTGAAATTGGTGCAACTGGACAAGCAGGTGCAGGGATTGGTGCAGGTAGTGCTAATCAGGTAGTTTACAAAGACAGCAGTAACGTATTTGCTGGCAGTGCAAACTTAACATTTGACGGCACCAACTTAAACATTGGCGGCGGCTTAAGATTTGACGGCAAAACATCATGGGATCATGTTGAAACAACATTAAGCGGTGGTCCAACTTTATCATTTAATGCACTAGGTGCACCAGGAAAGAAACACGCAAACTATCTTGACGAAAATTTCTTTGCTGGAACTAACGGTATTGCAGTCTACGACAATGCAAGTTCTGGACAAACTGCTATTACTCGAATTGCAGCACCGGCAGGTACTCCTACTACTTCTGGATTTGTATTACAGGTACAACATACTGGCAGCAGTCAAAGTCCGGGTTATGGCGGATTTTACTTTGCTGTAGGTACTAGAGCCAACGCAATTTTAGTAGCAAGATTTAAGGCTAGACTTCCAGCAGGCTACACGCTTACCTGGGCAAGTAACTCCATTGGAACAAACGGACAAAGTTACTGGGCGACAAATAATGCAGGTACAGGCAAATGGGAAGAATACGCATACGTAGTAATCTGTGGAGATTCAGGCACATTTAGTTCAACACACTTTTTCTATGTAACAGGAAGTCCAACTCCTAGTTCAGGATCTCCTCTAACATGGTATATTTGTTCTGCGGCAGTGTATGATGCAACTGATCAAAGAACTGATATTCTTTACTTAGATCGTGCGTCCGGTTCTGCTAACATCAAAGGCTACGGTGAAGGTCAAATAGTAATTGACGGCTCTACCACAGGCAAAGGCGTGCATTTAAATCACTATGTAAACGCCGATGTATATGCAGCAGGCGGCGGCGGCAAGATGCGAATTGGTAGTACTGCGGCTCCTGCTTACGAACTAGATGTTGCTGGCGAGGCAGCGTTCCAGGGATATGTAAGAATTACTGCAACTTCAGGAGCACAAAGTCTACTGATGGGTAATCAGGATAGCTCGGGTGCAAACAATCCTAGTGTGATTCGTGCAGCCAACGGTACTCTGACATTTGGTAACGGAAACAGCTGGACCACAACTGGCGGTACAATTACTGATTTTGCATCATGGAGTGCAGGCGGAAGTACATTAAGTAGTAATGGATCTGGCGTCCCTGCATTAACGTTAACAACAACAGGCAGCGGAAACTGGAGTGAAGGCTTACGTATTAACCCTAACACAGTTGGCGGCTTTGCAGCGGTATTATTCCCTACAGTTGCAGGATCAACTACTGCATGGTTTGTTGGTAGATTAGGTGCCCCTAACGCAGATGCATTTGGTATTCTTCGTAACGGGTTTACTGGATCTGTTGCGGCTAGAAGTGATGCAGCCTTTGATATCAGTGTAACTACTGGACGTACAACATTCGGTTATAACCCGTATGTGGGCACTAACGTTATTTGGCATGCCGGTAACTTGACCAACGTCAACCAATTGAGCAACGGACCTGGCTTCGTAACCGGCGGCGGTGCAGCCACATTCCAGTATGTATTAACAACTAACGGTGGTTTAACTGATAACAACAATGGTTTAAAAGTTTACGCACCTGGCGGCGGATCGTATGTTACTGGCACAAGCACAGTAACAGGTGCAATCAAGATTAGATTACCGCAGTACAGAACATCTACAATGATGCGTATGACTGTTAAGATCTATGAGTACGCGGGTGGCACCGCAGGTACAAGTAGAACTATTGAATTAGGCGGATATAATTACGGACCTGGAAGTTGGTACAATACATTTGCATATCAGATCACACATGGCGGCGGCGATCTTAATGTTCGCTGGGGCCACGATGGCACAAGAAATGCAATCTGGATTGGTGAAACTAGCACAGCATGGTCATATCCTCAGGTGTTTATTACTGAATTCCAAGCAGGGTATAACGCATACGGCAATACTGACTGGAACGATGACTGGGCAATTACTTTCCCAACAGCGTTTGACACAGTTGAAGCTGGGCCAACAACTGCGGCAAGAGCACACACTACTTACAGTTTAACTAACCTAAGTCAGTTGAGCAACGGTCCAGGATATATCACTGCATACTACACAAGTCCTATTGACTTCCGTGGCGGAAAGCACATGTTCCACTCTAGCGGAACTGGTGCAAGTACTATTAACAGCGATTCTTATGCACTACAAGTTGGACCTGCAACTAGTCGTATTACTACCGCTAACAGCTATTATGGTGGTATTGCTTTTAACCACTTGTTGAACTATAGTGGCGGAACACTGAATGCAGACAACACTAGCTATAATATTTCACCACACGCTTGGGTAGGTTTAAGACTGCACGATACTCCGGGTAGCGAACGCAGCTTCTTGGTATTTGCAACTAAGCCAGGAACAGGCACAACTGGCGGCGGATCTGATATTCCAGTAGAAAGAATGACTATTGATCCAGTTGATGGATTTGTTGGTATTAACGTTCCTGACCCGCTGGTAAGATTACATATTAATGGTGACACTAGACACCAAGGCGATAGTAGATCATATTTTGGACCAAACAGTACATGGGGTGCTGATTTAATTATTGGTGGTAATGGTCGTACTGATGCGACTCGGGCCACCGTGGCCGCAACTAACGGCAATTTGCACATTGATGCTGCTAACGGTTACGACTTGTATCTAAACTATTACAGTGGACGTCCTATCTACACAAGAGGTAGTGCATTTACTAACTGGGATAGTGGTAACTTAACTAACCTAAGTCAGTTAACTAACGGGCCTGGATTTATCACCAGCAGCGGTAGTGTTGATAACCTGGGCGGCATTTACTTTAACAGATTTGTCTACGGTGATAACTCAACTAAGACTACAGAGACTGGATTTACGCAGGCATTAAACTCTGGGTTCTACAACGCTTATCAGAACGGTACGCCAACAGCAACATGGTATACCATGATGCACACTCGTCATACTAATACTGGCAATAACTTTGGTAATCAGTGGGCTGCTAGTTTCTATGACGACGGTGAAATTTATAACAGACGTATTGAAAACGGCAGTTATGGTACATGGCGTAGAATTTGGAACAACTTCAACTTAACAAACTTGAGTCAGTTAACTAACGGCCCGGGATTCTTAGGTAAGTTTGGAAACAGTTATTATCAAGTAGATACTTGGTTACAGTTAACAGGTAATCATGGCCTGTATGCACCAATTGGCGGCTTTAACAATGCACCGCATTTCTATCCTAACCCTAACAGTTACGGACCTTGGCTTGTTGAAGGCCGTAAAAACGGCTGGGGAGGAATGGAGTTTACGGGCTATATCAGCGGCAACATTTCGTTGATGATGAACTCAAACACCACTGGATTCCATAACAACAGTTACGGATGGCAGTGGAGATGGGAAACTGGAACGATTTATGTTAACCGTTCAACTTACGGTGCTGGTGCTCAGTATACTGTGTGGGACAGCGGTAACTTAACTAACCTAAGTCAGTTAACTAACGGACCTGGATTTATCACAGCAGGTGGTGCAGTTAGCAGTATTCAAAACGGTGCCAACTTCATAGGACCAAGCGTATGGCCAAGTGCTGCATTTGGATATCAGTACAGTGGCGGAACAGTTAACTGGGGCTTCTCGTCAACTAGTGGAGTTGTTAACGTTTATGCAGACGGAAACTTCTACGCAACTGACAGTCAACACTTGGTATGGCATGCAGGAAACTTATCTAACCTAAGCCAGTTGAGCAACGGCCCTGGTTATGTAGTCAACGGGCAGGGCAGTGTTACATTTAGTGACATCTACAACAACGGCTGGTTCCGTAATAACAATGCTGGGCAAGGATTGTATAACCAAGCAACCGCCAACCATTGGTATAGTATCAACGGAAACTATTGGGATGCAGGTCAGCAAGGTACCGGCGGTATTAGGTTGCGTAACGGTTATCAAGGCACCGTTATGGGTTACCTATACGGTACTACTGGCAACGAATTTGGTCTATTAAACAGTTCTGGTAACTGGCAGTTGCGTATGGAAGCTGGTAACGCTAACATGGAACTGTATCGTATCACTTACATGGATGATGTCCGTGGATACATATATTACGATCGTAACAACACTGGTTATTATACTGATCCTGCAAGTACCAGTAACGTAAACGTACTTAACACAGAAGGCACTACAGTTCGTTGGTTGAGCTTCAAAGGCGAAGGCGGCGATAGTGGTAACGGAACTCGTGCTTACTCTATCTTCCAAGAAGGTGGCGGATGGGGCTTCCCATATCCTGACTTGAGAATTGCATTCCACACTGGTCTAAAGTTCGGTGCAAACCCTAGCTACGAAGGTATGCGTTTCTATACTGACTACGATATGAGTGGTCGTGTTATGCAGGTTAACGGTAGCAGTAACTATATCTTTATAGATCGTTGGATTAACATTCTAGCTGGGCAAGGTATCTACTCCGGCGAAAACGGAGCTCACTTCTATCCAAACAACGGTGACTACGGTTCTTGGCGTATGGACGGCTCTAGAAACGGTTGGCATGGTATCTACTTTGCCACAGGTTCTACTCTGATGATGAATGACGGCGACGGCGGTATTCACCGTTCTGGTAACGGATGGCGTATCTATCACAGTGGTAACAACTTGTATGCAAGAGGTGAAGTAACAGCTTACTGGTCCGATCGTAGACTAAAGCAGAACATTAAACCTCTAGAAAAAGGTTCTGGACTAGCATTAGTTGATAGATTAGTACCTTCTAGTTTCGAATGGAACGAATTAGCAACCAAAGTTAACGAAGGGTTCTATGAAGGCCAGCCTGAAACTGCACTGATTGCACAAGAAGTACAAGAAATTTTACCAATTGCTGTATCTGAAAACAAAGCAGGTAGATGTGCTGGCAAAGATTCTCACATCGAGAGTTACCTAACTGTTAAATACGACAAGATTACGCCGTTCTTAATTCAGGCGATTAAAGATCTAAAAGCTGAAATTGATGAACTCAAGGAAATAATAAAAAATGGCACTAATTAAAAGGTATGAACTAGCTAACGGAATTGAAGCAGATGATGCTTATCATGTGATTAGCGAAGTTATCACACATAAAATTCCTACTGATAAACCTGATCCCGGTGGAGTAAGACCGGCTAACGCACCTGCCTGGTCTTGGAAAAAAGGATACTATGGTAGAGTCTGTGTACAGGTATTTTATAACAGAGCTGCAAGAGATGCAGGAAAATTACCAATTGCACACATTGGAGTTAATCCTACAGATATACCTGCAGATATGCGAGTTGAAACAAAAACAGACACCAATTTATGGATGACTATTGACATGGAGTCTACAAAAACAGTTGTAGAACAAGCCTACGATTTCTTAAAAACTATAAGTTACTATAGTGATGCAATAGAGGATTAATCATGGCAATTACGTACACCTGGCAAATTACTTCTCTTAGAACTAGAACTGAAGGTGAAAATCTCAATGCGGTGGTGCAAACTTATTGGAAGAAAACGGGGACTGACGAAAGCGGCAACTCTGGTACGTTTGAAGGTGCAACTCCATTTTCTGCGGCCAGTGTGCCAGCAGGAGAGTTTATTGCTTTTGAAGATCTAACTGAAGAAACTGTGTTAAATTGGATTAAATCAGTAGTGGTAGGCGATTACGAACAACATGTTAACTCAAGAATACAAGATAAAATAAACAGTGCTGCAATTTCTCAACCAGAATTGCCGTGGGCACCAGGTAAAGGAGCAGCATCTATTGCTGAACCGGGAGCAGCATCTGTTGCCGACCCGTCTTTACGCCCCTAAACTCAGAAAATACCAATAGATTATATTGGTATATAAATAATATACCTTAACGGAGCTTTTATGAACAAGATTAATTTAACTTTAGATATGAACGAACTAAACACCATCATGGCGGGTTTAGGCAAACTACCTTACGAACAATGCTTTGCTGTTGTTGACTCATTACGTCAACAAGTTGCACCACAACTTCAAGAACAGCAAGCCGCTGGCGGCCAAGGTGCAATGGGACCTGGTAAAGAATAAATACTAGTTTAGTATAGCGGAGAAAACAATGGCAACAACTTACACCTGGGATATCGAGAACGTAGATTTAATAAGTTCTCACAACGGAAATGAAAACGTGGTATTTCGTGTCACATGGAAATGCACAGCAGATGACGGCGAAGGAAATTCTAAGTACCAGGTAGGAATTGTAGAACTTAACCCTAATGTAGACTCCGAAACATTTGTTTCAATTGACAATGTAACTAAACAAAATATTATTGATTGGGTCAAAAATACTGTTGCAGTTTCTGTAATTGAAAGAGACTTACTGCCTAACGTTACTACTATTACTTTTGCAGGAACAGATACTACAACAAGTACTACGGTAGCTGAAGCATTGGCTAGCACAATTGCAAAACGAGCAGCAACTCCTGATCCAAATAATCCATGATAGGCGAGTGGGCTTATATTAAAAGTTATTTTACGCCCGAACAATGTGACAGAATAATTCAAGAGGCCTTAATTTTGCCCGAACAAGAAGCAAAATTAGGGCCTTCTAGTGATAGAGTTAATAACGAATGGCGTAGAAGCTCAATTCGCGGTATAGTAAGAAATTCTACATGGTCGTACTTGTTTACAGAACTAGACAAAGTAGTTGATCAAATTAATAACGAGTGGTTTCAAGTAGATTATAAATTCTTACCTGCAATACAATTTGCTACTTACACTGGTGAAGAACAGAGTTTTTATAAACGGCATCAGGATGTATTTTTAGCACCGTTACCTACGCAAAGAAAGCTGAGTGTAACTGTACAACTTAGCGATCCTGACACATACGAAGGCGGAGATTTAAAGTTTTTAGACGTTGGACACTATCCTAATTCGGAAAATCTTCGTGCTAGGGGAACAGTTTGTGTATTTCCCAGTATTATTTTTCACGAAGTTACCCCGTTAATTAGCGGTGTAAGACACAGTTTAGCAGGTTGGTACGAAGGACCGCATTGGAGATAAATATTATCATGATTACATATACTTGGGAATTTCCTAGATTCGCTGCACACCCTACATTGAACGGCCTAACAAATGTCGTGTACAATGTAGAGTTTATATTGTCTGCAACAGACGGAGAAGGGCACGGATCTCAAGTGTTTGGTTCAGTTGGACTTCCGGAACCTGATCCAGAAACATATAAGCCGTTTAATCTATTAACTCAAGATGCTGTGCAGGTCTGGGTTGAAACTGCAATGGGCGAAGAAGTCCTTGCAGATTATAAACTAAATTTAGAAAATCAAATTGAGCAACAAAAGGCACCTGCTGTTGTCACTCTAAACAAACCTTGGTAATCAGCTAACTATTTCAATTAGCAATTCTATTTTAGTTTTGTTAGTTCGATTGGATAGACTTCTCTTAACACCTTGATGCAATGGCTTTGGCCACTGATTTAAACTGCACCATGCGTATCCTACATGTTCGTTATTGAGTACTGGAATAAACTCTTTATCAACTATTAACATGTATGTGTTAAAATAAAATCGTTGATCTTCACTAGTAAACAATTCTAATGGAACTACTTTCTTTATTTTAGGCAGGGAGCCAACTTCTTCTGTAATTTCTCTTTCTAACGCAGCATACGGAGTAGCATCAGCAGGTTCTTTTTTGCCGCCAACAATACCCCACGTACCCGCAGTTTTGCCTTGATTTCTTAATAAAAACAAAAATCTTTTTGTATCTTTAGCAAAGAATAAACCTCCACTGCATACAATGTCTTCACGTATCATAAAATTAAACGCCATTCACTAGGATAATACATACCGTCTACACTCTTAGACCACTGGTCACCGTCCCACTTGTATTGTATTCCTGTATATGAATTAGTTATATACGTTGCTTCAGTTGTATCAGCTGAACTGAAAATTATATTCCATTGCACCCCGTCCCATTGAATAATATCATTTGCAGATGCAGTGAATCCGCTATCGTCGCTATTGACCCATGCACTAGGTCCGTCTTCTTCTGTTGAAGTAATATCTTCTAATATCAAATAACGTGCATCAACACTAGGCGTACCTGGATTGAATGTTTTTGGATTCACAATAGCATTGACTGTGCCCCTACTTACAGTATTTGTAAGATCAGAAATTGCAGTGTTTAACAAAGTTTCTCCATCAAACTGAATGTTTAAAACATCCATGTCTGCTTCGTCAAACGGATTAATACTTAGGTATCCTATAATTTTTCCACCGTCGAGTTTTGTAAGCTCAATGTGACTTAGTCCTGTTCTAAATTTACCAGGATACAGATCTAATAATGCCTTCCAGTTAATTTTAGTACCAGCTTTAATTGGAATTTGTTCTAAGTCATTTACTAACAAGTTTTCAGATGCTGCCATTAATTTAGCAGTGTTATTTGTTAACAAGATTGAGAAGTTGCCCGGAGTTATTGTGACTCTAGATACCGGATTAGAGAAACTAAATTCAGGCCCCATTGCACTTGTGCCCTGTTCTTCTGCAAAAATGTTGGCAATAATTTTAGTAATGATACCTAGCTTTTTAACCTTAGCAGGAGGACTTAACCATATAGGAGTTAAGAAATTCATACTGGCAATGTCAATATCATTCTCAGTGCCTTGTGGAATAGTTCTGCTAGACCAATTCATTCCAGTAAGCTCTACATAGCTAAGACTAGTCCAGTCAATGTAGTTGCTGGTAGTTTGTATTTCCATTGCAGGACGAAACAACACTAGAATTTGTTCTAGAATTTGTAACTTCTGTTCAGTATTGGTGCTCCATACATCTGCAACAAACTGCAAATTAAACGGTGTTGGCATTAATCGTTCAACTGTATAATTTTCACCTTGTACATTTGCATAGTCTTCGATAGTTTGACCGTAAGTAGGGCTATTTGGATTTTCATCGACGTAGCCAAACTGCCTTTCTCTAATATGCATTTTGCCCACAAAGCTAGGATCTTGAAGTCTATCACGGGCTATGTCTAGGCTTTTAATGTAGCAGGCAATAAAAGGTGCAGAGTTAAGCACGTTCTCGCTGTTCTTTTTCAATGTGCTGGCTACTTGCCTAGACATATCACCATACCTAACAGGAATTTGAATCACATTTCCGCGACCATCTTTGTAAGTAAAATTACTCATTAGTCGCATAAATTGTGTCAAGTAACGGCGTATTTGACCGTCGTAAAAATGTTCCATTAATTATATCCTCTAGATTTGTTGAGCTCTTTGCATTCAGGGCACTCGCAGTCTGGGCAGTATTCGCATTCGGTACAACTGTGATCACAGTGTGCGGGACATCCGCATTTGCATTTAGATGTAAATCTTTTGTAATTTTGATAATCGTCCATATATACCTCTATCATAAATCTGCTTCAGGCCCCTGTCTCTTCTTTAATGCTTTGCTCAGACTCTGACGTTCTTCAATAACTTTTCCTGCAATAGTTGCAGTATTGTTATTGTTAATAAAGCTGCCAAGTTGCGTATGTCTAGTCAATGCATCTGGTGCAGGGATTCCGTCAACTGGCTTGTTAGTCATAGTCATTCTAACATTACTTTCTACATATACCCAACCGTTACCACTAAATCTAAACAGTCTATTTGGCATATAATCTGTACGTAAGTGATACGCACCTATACCTGGGTTAACCGGATATTCAATACCGAAACTGTAAGGTGCTCCGTTAGGCGGTTTACCGTCACCTTGTAGATAGCTGATATAAACGTCTTTTTCAGGAGTAACAAATACAGAACTAGCATCTGCTGCATTTCCGTCATAGCTAGCATCAACATCTGTATCAGTTGTATCTCTAATATCTAGTTTACCATCTTCTTGTAACGGCAAAATATAATACTGATCAGTGTCGTACCCGCTTAGACCAGCATCTGCTTCGGCCTGTGCAATAATCTGATTGTTAATGGCAATGTTTTGATTGTAAGTTGAAAGGATATCTCGTAGACTATTTTGTCCGTCACCGCTGTCTTGATCCAGAATCTGTTTGTATTCTTGACTGTCAACTAGCGGTTCACATTTAGCACGAAGTAAATGTGGATACCATGTTTGACTGTAACCTGATGCAGGACGAGCAACGTCTGATACTACATAAAATCTCTTTAAGGCAACCATATCGTCACCTAAGGCATATTCGTCTTTTAAGTGCGGCAGTTCTAAAACATCACCTGCCATTAATTTTCTACCTAACAATTCTACAATACCACGCAAATGAAACGTGATCATAATGTTATCGTTAGATAAAAAGAATCCAAATTGCTGAAGATTAAAATCAATATCCTGCATTGTGTAAATTCCGCGAGAAACATACACATCGGGTTCGTATTTTCTATCTCTGTTTTCCATAAACAGTACATCTTGTATTCCTAGTTCAGGAATAGGATTAGTGTTTACAGGAGTAGCAGGAGTTGCTTCGCCCTCTAAAGGGTCAGCAGGACCTAGGTATTTGTGGATAATGATATCAGTACCGCCGACTTGAAACTGTTCATAAATGACACGGTCAATCATACGGAAATCATTGCCTTTTTCAGGGCGGTAAAGTGATAGTCTTGGCATAGTCATATATTTATTGCTAAATATTGGTATGAACGAACTTGACACCCAAAGACAAAACGTAGTTGAATATATCCGTACCATGCTAGGTGACGGGATGGTCGATGTTGAATTAGACCCTAAACACTACAATACTGCTATTGATCGTGCCCTAGCAAAATATCGTCAACGTAGCAGCAATGCTGTTGAAGAAAGTTTTGGCTTCTTAACCTTGCAAACAGATGTTAATGATTACATACTTGCACCAGAAGTTATGCAAGTTCGTCAAGTATTTCGTAGAAGCGTAGGCAGTAGAACAGGCGGTGGCGATGGCGGTACGCTATTTGAACCGTTTAACTTGGCCTATACTAACACTTATCTAATGGCCAGCACACAGATGGGTGGGATTGCTACCTATTATATGTTTGCTAGCTACCAGAAAGAAGTTGGTAAAATGTTTGGTAGCTACATTAACTTTGATTGGAATCCTACTGCAAAGCGTTTGAGAATTACTCAACGCCCTCGCGGAGAAGAAAACGTTCTATTGTGGATGTATAATCAGAAGCCTGATTTTACCATCATTCAAGACCCTTACTCTGGCATATGGATCAAGGACTATGCACTGGCAAACTGTAAAGTCATGCTAGGTGAAGCACGTGAAAAGTTTGCAACTATTGCAAGTCCGCAAGGCGGCACCAACCTAAACGGTACTGCATTAAAATCAGAAGGCAAAGCCGAAATGGAAGCCTTAGAAATGGATCTAATCAACTACAAAGATAACCAAACACCGTTGACATTTGTCATAGGATAATGTAAATTATAGTATCGCAGGAGATACTATGATAGTAGGTTTCGTTGGTTTTATTGGCTCAGGCAAAGACACTGCCGCAGA